GCCTGATAACTCTTGTTAAATCCTACAGGTATAGTTACTTCTACATCAGTATGTCCTATGCTGAGGTTTGCTTCTGTTAATCCTTCCTGTAATGCTGTTTCATTACCTACAACCAGTCCTTTGGGTGCGAATGCTTTATCAGGTGTTGCTACAACACTATTTTGTAAATATGTTTTACTGGAATTTTGTTCTGTAGCACCCAGTCTAAATCCATAGTTCTGGAAGTCAGTGTTAAGACTATAGGTAGATGTATCAAATACTTTGGAAGTCTCTCTTTGTCCACCAAAAGCATATAAAGAAGGAACTGTCTTAAATGTATTAGGATTATCTACCTGAATACTTTGTATCGTACTTAATCTTAAGGCTTTTGTAGCTACGTCATATCTGTTCTGAATACCTTTACTCTGGAACGACATTATGAAATCGCCCTGTTTTAATTCTGTTGGACTGGCTTCTGTGCCTCTGCCTCTGTCAAAGTTAAATCCAGCACCTCCAGTGCCATTAGCGTATTCTTCTATATTAACTTCACCAACACCTGCTCCATCACCACCCACTGTGACTTTGTCGCTAAATGTTCCTGATCCTGTTACACTTAAAGGAACACCTATAGTTGAACCTGAGGTATTTGTTGTGATATTACCAAATGTTGTTCCTGTATCCAAAAATCCTGCTGGTGATAATGTTGGGGAGGTTCCTGCACCTAGAGCACTATCTGAAGCAACTGTTAATCCAGCATCTTCATAGAGTAAATATATTGAAACGGCTCCATATGACTTTATGTAATAACTGCCGTTAAGATTACTTTCATTACCTACATTATCTGAAAATCCTGTTAAGAATACCTGTGTTCCATCTGTTATTGATCCAGGTAAATCACTGCTAAAACGTATGGCTTCTGAGCCTAGACCAACTGCTGGTGAATAATAGTTAGTTAGTGTATCTCTGACCTGATATTTTGTAACTCCTGATGTGCTGATTATACTATTTGCATTTTCTTCTGCTATTATAGTGTTTACATTACTTAATGAATTACTTAAATCAAAGGTTGTATCTGATACTGAGAAGTTAGTGGTTGTATCCACTGCCACTGCCTGGTTTGTGCTACTACCTGCGAATATGGCACCATCATCCAGGTTAGGTGTTGCGTTTGTTCTACCAGCACCCTGAACAGTTAATTTACCGCCGGCTCCTGATTTTATTACTTTACCTATTTTTTGTATAAGATTTGCTTCGCCTGTGGGTGCAACATTACTTAATGAACCTGCTGTTGTGGCATCCACAAATATTTCATCACCTACCGGGAATGTGCCCATATCTATACTGGTATGCTCACCATAAATTAAACAATTACCTGTGTTAGTTGCTGTTACGGCTTCCAGCATAATACCAAATGCCGGCATAAGACTGGTATTACTTGCCAATGCTTTACTTACTTCTGGATTATCTCCTGTTCCACCTGTGATTGCTACTGCGTCACCTTTTGCTACTGTTTCATTTGCTATAACAGTTCTGGTTACACTTTCTGATTCTACATCACTTGTGACACCTGTTAAGCCTGATCCATCTCCAGAGAAGAATGCGGCTGTTACATTACCAGTTGTGTTTATATCACCCTGATAATCGGCTATAGCACTATTAGATCTGGTTGTAAATGAAGCAAATCCTAATTGCGTTGTGCCTGTTGCTTCCAGGAAGTCTCCTGTTGCTGGTGAACTGTTAGGGAAGAAATAACTCAATACACCGTTTGCGGCATCACTACTAACACTTAAATCTTGAACTCTTAAGTTATTTGCGTCTTTTCTGGTGCCACCATCTACAAGATGACTATTTACTGTTGCTATTATATCAGCATTTGTGGTTTCTATTACACCACTAGTATATGTTATACCATAACCACCACTTAAATATGCGTCCATGGCACTATTTGCCGCGGCTGATGTAAAGTATAAATTAGCACTACCTTCTGTTAAATCGTCAGTTGTTTTTGTAGCAAATCTTGTGTCAAATCTGCCATCTGTATAATATAGGTTTGTGCCTTCTGCTAAATCACTTGTACTTCTGGGTATTATATAACTGTTAGAACCATCATTTATAAGCCAGTTATCTGCTGTTTCGTCCCATCTTAAAAATGCGTTACTGCCTGCTACTGGTCTGTTTGCTACTATTGTGACATTTACATCTGTAGCCGCATTTGCGTTCATTACGATTTCGCTGTTTGCTACATATAAATCGTTTGTGTGAGTATAATCAATATTGCCGCCTACGACAAGATTTCCTGTTATGCTACCTTCACCATTTACTGTAAATGTACCACTTGGTGGGCTTACACTATCAGTACTGAATCCTAAAACAGTTGTGTTTGTAAACGTAAACGTACTTGTTTCACTAGTGGCATTTGCATAAGCAACTCTAGATTCGTCTCCTGTATTTGCATGGGTACCATTAAATGTTGTGTCACCTTTTACTAGAACTTGTCCGCCATAACCATTAGTACCATTTACACCTGCCATTAAATGTAGAGTTCTACCACTTTGAACTCTAACGTTAATGTTAGCACCTCTGCCAAATATATCTATATCATTATTACTATCTAGATTTATGGAATCAGTAATTGCTGTTAAATTACCTGCTCTGCTTAAACCAGCATTAGCGGCTACTGTAAGTGAATTTACTCTTACATTTCCTGAAGTACTTTCTATATGGAATGGAGATTCAGGAACTGTATACCCTGTTAACCTAACATCTGTACCATTTGTTAACCAAACGTTTGAAGAACTATGATTACCTAAATATACACCTGCATCTGCACTATTTCCTCTAACACCAAATATAGTGCCTCCAGACCATCCTCCTTTAGGAGCAATATCTACATTTCCGGCACTTATAAATAAATTACTTGATACACCATTAGTTAGCGAACTTGCTATTGTTAAAGGTTGTGTGTTACTGGTATTAGCCGCTAAAAATTCTAAATCTCCACCTGCGAATGCATCTGTTCTTACATAAAATGAACCATTTGCTTCTAATCCTCTGATAGGACCAAATACTCCCCAATCTGTGTTTAATCCAAATTGTCCTTGAGATGAATCATAACTTATAGGACCACCGCCTCTAAATTTACCTCTGACACCTAATACACTAAATGTTATCTGATTATTGGGTTGGTATGCTATAACATCTGCTATATTGGCAGTTGTGTTAGCACTTGCGGTAATTGTGTTTGCAACAATGGCTTCTACCGTTGGAACTGTTAAATATTTATTTGTTGCCCCTTCAGGTAGGTTATCTGTATTAACTGCGGCACCACTTGTACTGAAATATATGTTATTTGTGCCTTCTGTTAGGTTATCAGTTGTTTGTCCACTTAATAATGTAGTATTATTAAGACTGAATATACCAGTACTAGTATCAAACAATATAGGATCTGTGTTACCTAATGCTACTCTGATATCAGTATTACTGGTTGTAGGTGTTGTACCTACTACAATATTGCTTGTACTTGTTGAAACATTGACAGTATCTGTGGTAGTGCTTACATTTACTACCGGATTACTTACGGATAGTGTTACATTAGTAGCCATTTAATCTCCTAGGATGTTGGTATTGCTGTATAGCCTGAATCTAATGTAGGATCTCCTATAACGACATCTGGCTCGAATCTTTCTAAAATTGCCCAGCGATGACCTTCTGTTGTGTTAGGCGTCACACTGGTGTCTGTCCATCTAAAAGATACAACTGTGATAGGCACGTTAGCTCTGGCATCTGGTATAATATTACCAGTATATCTTTGAGAAGGTATTGTAAAATCTATTAATCCAGTTGCGGCTTGTGTTGTTACGATGTTTGCGTTACCTATTTCTGCGTTTGCAAATGATCCTGTTACATTACTTGTTGTAAAGTTGGGATTGCCTGTTGCTGTATCATATGCTAGTGAATCTACAACGATTGTTTGCATATCTGCTTCAAATGTATAACTGGATACATTTGCGCCATAATCGTATCTGAATGTTCTCTGGGTGCTTGGAGTCATCTCGATAACCTGAACGTTATCAGCACCTCCAATGTAATCTTTAAATGAAAGTAATCTTCCTGCCATTGTTTCGTCTCCTGATGGAACTTGCTGTATCAGTAACCCGATACAACCTTATATTTGTTATACTATTTATCCTTTCTGTGTCTTTTAGCAGATTAAGGAGATCGAGGAGATCATAATTCTCCTTGCTCTAACTAGGTTTTGTGGGCCATGTTATTTGATCTTTACTAGTTGGATCTGGATATGTATTTGTCAAATCCCTTAATGCTTGTCTGTATGTTGCCCATTCTGCCTTTTTGCTATCTGATAATGGACTGTCAGCACCTTGTGTCCAGTCCGAATCTGTCAATAACATATTTCTTCTTTGTCGCATCCAGGATGGTGTTGTGTTTACAGGTGTTAATGTTTCTATTTCCAGTGTTTCTAAATTAACTTTTTTAGTATCTATATTATCTGTGAACACATCTAAAACACCCTGATCTGTAAATTGTGCTAATCTGGTGTTCACAGCATCTTGGTTCATTTTTCTGCTGATTATTATTTTCCCTGTGGTGTTATTATAAAAGGTTCTATACATTAAAATTTCTCTCCTTTCGTAACACGAAGCATTTCATAGTTCAAGCCACCAAATACTCTAGGGAACCCATTTGCTGTATCTTCTGTAATATCTGTATATCCTACTAATTTAATATTTGCTGTTTGTGGTTTCATATCAGCAGGATAACCATGTACTGTAGGATCTGTGCTTATTTTCCTAGCACCTGATAATTGTGGTGGATTATTTGATGCAGGAATGTTACTGAATTCCACACCACCGCCTGAGAATACATTAGATACAGTATTTGTTGCGTTTGCCCAAGTCAATGTAATATTTTGTGAAAATCCTACATCATATGGTATTGTGGGAGCACCACCTAATACTGCTATACTCTTGAATTCGTAATCACCTATGTCACTGTCTGTTATATCATAACTTTCTTCTGGTATAATATCCAGGAATGTTCCTGTTCCAGAAGTAACATTACTGTTAGCCGCTGGAGAATCTGTTAGTTGTACACCAGGACCAAACGTTTTCATGCCATCATTTGTAATAACATTACCATATGTACCACCTGGTAAAGTTCCTACATTACTGTATCCTTGATCTGAGAATGCAATAGGTATTGGTAATGGCGTTACGATTGGTATTCTGGGTAGGTCAATAGGTATTCTGACAGGATTTTGTGTAATCGTTTGTTCTACATAGTAGTCATCACTATATTCCATAGCACTTATTTCTACTGTGATCATACCTGTTTCTTCTTGTCTTTCAGTACATCGCAACACTCTAAATAATTTATCTGTCCAGCCATACAGACTATTAGTCACTTTTATAACATCACCTACGTCTGTTTGTAAACCGCTAAAATCAGCAACAAATTGTATCACAGTACCAACTCTGCTCTGGTTAAGATCAATATTTGCTAATGCTTCTGCTCTCATATTGTCGTTTACCATATCTAACTTATATTTTAAAACATTATCAGGTTCGTTTGCGTTACGATCTCCTGCTGGTGTTTCTACTTTAACTGTGTTTACCTGGTCTTTTATAGTACTATCTGCGAACTCTATTTCTACGCCGTTATATAACGCATAAAGCTCTGTACTACTGATATCTATTTTACTCACTATGTTGTCATCATTATATACAAGACAATTTGCTTTTTCGGCTGTACTTAGTGCTCTGTTAGGTATTGCGCCAAATTTACCATCTTTAACTTTATATGTAAAGAATGTTGCGGCACTTTGACATATTTTATCTATATTGGTACTACAGGTATCAAAGGTGCTTAACATACCATTAATGTTATATCTGTCATGTGTAACGGTAGCATTTGCCTGATTAACATAATTTACTTGTTCGGCGCAATAGCCTTTCATTTGTGTATTTGCTGTGCCTGTTATACTATTGATGTCTATTTGAGCATTCACCAGTCCTGCTCCATATCTGTCTGATGTTAAATAATCATATAAAACATCTCCTGGATTACTCAGTGTGTTACGCATTTTAAATGTCATTCTGGGTAATTGTGTTATACCATTTTCAGCATCATAATCTAATTGTAATACTGCATACACCATATTATTTGCTGTATGATTTGCTCCCCAATGTGGCACAATGGCTGTTGCGGCTGTAGTGTTACCTGTTCCTGTTGTGGGGAATATAACATCTGATCCTGAGCTACCGCCCTGATAAATGTTTAATCTGACTTTATTTGCGTATGTTGTATTCGAACTCTGATTAGGATCAATATGACTTGTTACTGTGTTACCTGTAAAACCTAATTCAACATCATTCATAAACACTTTATCGCACGAGAATGTACCTGTTTGTGTTTCCTCACTTAATGCTATACAATAAGTCATTGTCTGGTTTTCATTACTTATTGCGGCATCAAATATAGGACCTGATGTAAACGCGTTACCGTATAATACGGGCAATTTGTTGTCAGTTGCTGGAGGTAATTGTATTCTGGTACCTGGATTAGCCCCTTGATCTAATTCAGGTGCTTTAAATACACCTAAAGCTCTGGCTGTACCATATGCTAATCCTCCGGCTATTATACTTCCTGCCAGTGTTGCAAAAAAGCCACCACCTAATGCTGTACCTATTGCTTGTGCTATAAATGTAAATACTGCCATTATGTACCTCTATAAATCCAGTTGTAATCAATTGCTTCCCAACCTCTCTCATCTAATTTGAGATCAGGAGTCGTTGCTAATGTTGTAAGTGTAAACGAACTAATAAAACCTTTATCTTTTGCTTCTATGCCTATTGCTATGTATCTGTTTAACAGTCTGGCACCTGCACTGGTACCTCTGTATTCTTCTTCTACCCACCAAGCAACTTCTGTCATACGTTTCACATGTGGTAACCATAAATCTCCCTGTATTGTTGCTAATAACATTCCTACAACTCTGTCGTGATCTGTACATACCAGAGCAATACCTGTTTTAAGTATATGATCTATTACATTATTTACATGTACGAAATCATATTTAGGTTTGTGTAAATCTTCCACAGGATTGAAATTAGCAAAATCAATCATTAGACGTTTAATGTCGTCATAATCCTGTATTTGTGCGTTTCTTACTTTCATTATCTTCTCAATACTGCTCTGTTGTCACGTCCATTATCTCGTTTGTTATGAACCAGCACACCATTTGCAAAATATGTGTGATGATCTTTAACATTACTTAAATTGTAGGTTTGTGTATCTGGTTGTTTAACTATTTCTATATGTTGTATGGTATTATCTGTTGCTTTACTATCGTACTGATCAAATACAACGGCATCTGATACACTTATAACACTGACATCCAGATTGTGATTTTGTTTTGTTGCTTCTGGATCTAGTGAGCACCAACCTTTGTTTTTCACATATATAGGATGATCTGGTGTGCATTTAATCACAGTATTACCCACAGTATATACAGCGATAACATCTGTTTTAGGTTGTGTTATTTCTTCCACTACGCCTGGTTCGTATACAGGTTCGTCTGCTAAAGGATCTGTGAGACACATCACACTATCTCCCACTTCTACCATTTGTATAGGCTTAAATGTGCCATCTGCCATAGTGATTTGCGTATCTGCGACAAAACAGCCACCACCGCCTCCGCCACCGCCACCTCCGTAGCCGTAGCCCTGGTATTCTTTACCGAAGTCAAACGATATATTATATAATTCTGGCACTCTGTCAAATACAGCATCATTAGGAAACAATCTCTTTCTGTCGTCTGGATTGGTTCTTTGTCCTGTCACTTTGTTTTCTAATATTGTGTTTATACTAGCACACGTTACTGTGACGCTGTTTGTTAACGTACTGGCAGGTGTAAAATCCTCTTGTATTGTAAAATTTGTTATAACACCTGTAAATCTGTCATATACTTCTGATGTATCCAGTTCGTGAGTAGTAGTATCATAAAATCCTCTTCTGATAACTACATTACCGCCTTTTATAGGTGTTGTTAATATTAGACTTAAATAATCTTGCTCACTGGGTATACCACTCAGTGTTATGCTTATATCACCATTTGTTGTTCTGACATCTTCTTGGAAATCTGATACTTGTAGGAATGAACCTAATTCTGTATAGGTATTACTGTTATATGTTACAGGCTTATAAGCACTACTTATGTAGTATGTGGTGCTGTCTAATGTTAAATCTATAAGCAGACAACTACTAATATGGTCCTGTTGTACTGGTGTTATAGTGGTTGCCATTATGTAATAACCTCTATTAATTCAAAATCGTCGCTAAACGATATTCTGTCGTGTGGTACTACGGTATATTTAGGTAAATTTAGTATTTTAACTTGCCATCTTACGTCATTACCTATCTTTACACCACCTGATGTTAAGGATACACCATCTTGGCTTAAAACAGGTCTATGTACTGGGACTGTTATGTTACCGCTAACACTAAAAGCAACATCTGATGTTACCTGATAAGGATATCTGTACGTACCAGTATTACCTTCTGGTTGCAAAAAATCACCTTTTTTAAACAAATAACTACCTACACCACCTACTGTGGCAGTTGAAACATATATTTCTGATCCATTACTTCCTACTGTAGACAAAGCACTTATATTACCACCACTCCAATCTGCCTGCCAATCTGTGAGATAATTCATATTACTGTTATTGTTTATACTTATATTTGCTTCTGTTGTGGCACCTGTAGTATATATGTCTTGTACAACTGCTCTGTTAGTGCTGTATTTTAAGCCGTCATGCATACCCACTTTGAACTGATAAACATTTATATTTCTGTCTGCTGTTTTATAATGACCACTTCTACTGACTGTACTACCAGACATTTCTCTAATATCCATTTCCAGGTATGTTGCGTTATTGATTATTGTTTGTAAGCTCACTGTTTATCCTCCTGGTGTCCTACGAGCACCTGCTCTGCTGACATTATATATAAATTCTGGGTCTCTGGCTACTAGTGATTGGAAGCTCGGGGCATCTACTGCCTGTATATTATATACCACAGAGGTTGCTCCCATACCGCCTGAACCTTGTAATTGATTGTTAGGTATAACTGTGCCACTTGCTCCAGGTATAAAGAGCTCCGGTCCTTTTTCGCCAACGATATATGGTGTTCCTCCACTTACTGGGCCACCCTTTGCTTTTCCTGTTAATCCAAATGCCGCTAATATAGGTCCTGTAATAAATCTTTGTACTAATGCTTTTGCTAACACTTGTTTTATGTGATCTCCTAAAGCACTAAAGTCTGCTTTTCCTTTAAGTATAGCATCTGTAAGAGTATCTTCAAACAATTCAACACCTTTAACTAAACCATCTTCTATTGTTTTTTGTAGTCTTTCCATTGGTGTGCCTAATCTGGTAGCAACATTCTCAAATATTGTAGCAAAATCTATTGTCGCATCTTGGAATGCTTTCATATTTTCTACTCCTTCTTTTAGGAAATCAACTAATCTTTCAAAACCAGTTCTTGTATCTTCTACACCTTTTTTAATTTCTAACACTAATGGTTTTGCTTCTTTAAGTGAATCTATATATTCTATTATTGCTTGTACATTAATAGCTTGGTTTGCCGCAATTATACCTGTCTGATCACCTACTTGAGTTGCTAATAATAATGCATTTTTTAATGCTTCATTAAATTGTAAAACAGCATCTGTTTCAAATCCACTACCAGCACTAAATCTATCTAGCATTCCTAAATCATCGTACATTGATTTTAATGCACTAACGTCAAATCCTATGGTTTCTAGAGCTTTTATCAAGTCATCTGCTACATCTAATCCTTTTGCTAAACCTAAGAATGTGACATCTATACCTAATAGTGATCGTTCAGCCTGTTTTGCTTTATCGCCAATTAAATTTAAAGCATCTGATATTTCATTATATCTGTCTGCCACTGCTGGATCAACTGGGAATAAATCTAATCGAGGGATACTTCTACCTAATTCTATAACTGTATTAATTAATGTACCAAATATTGTGGTTACAGATTTAAGTATTTCTAAGAATTCATCTTTTAAGAATTCTCCCAGATTTTCGATACCACCTTGTTGTTCTGCTACTTTTAATAAGAAATTGGTAAAATCTTTTGTTACTTTTGTAAGTGCCGGTGCTAGAGAGGCCACAAATACATTTGCTATACCGCCTATAAGTGTTTGTAATTTATTAAATTCATCGTTAAATGCTTCTACACCACGTATAGCAGTACCACTTAGTACAGCACCTAATCGGTCTGCTTCATCAAATAGTGCCCTCATGGCATCGCCGCCTTCTCTTAAAACATTTACTAATTCAGCACCTTCACTGTCAAACGCCTTAAAGGCAATTGCTAGTCTTTCACTGGAACCTTCTGTGTTTGCAATTGCATCTGCTAAATCAAATAGGACATCTTCAGCACTTTTAAATTCTCCGCTACTGTCTTTTAAATTAATACCTAAACGTTTTAGTGTAGGTGCAAGTTCACCTGTGCCTTTTTGTGCTTCACCTAATCTTCTACTAAATCTACGTAATGCTACCTGAGCCTGATCAGTACTGACACCAGCAAGTTCTGCCGCAAACGAGAACCTCTGCAATGTTTCAGCCGCAATACCTGTTGTTTTTGCAACTTTACCTATTCTATCGATAACTGCTGATTGTCTGGCTACTAGAGCACCAAATGCCGCTGTTAAACCTACTAATGCAAATGTGGCCGCTTTAGCAATTGCTACTAAACCACCTACTGCTCTGCCGGCTACTTTTATTCCTGTAGTAAATGCTTTACTTGATACTTTTAATGTGGCTTTAATTGGAATAGCCATTATATACTCCTAATATATTTTGCAATTGCTTTTTGTATAAATTCTAATGTAGGTTTACCCATACCTTTAGGTGATTGTGTACTATATCCGCCTCTTGTTTTACCTGTACCTGCTTTAGGTGGATTAGGATACTTTCCTTGATCTATAACACCTGAGTATACATAATTTGCAAGAATAGTAAACCCAGTTCTTCTTTTTTTTGTAATTTTAGTCTTTCTTCTTGCGTTACCTCCGTCTATAGGAGTGTTGTCTTTATACTCTTTTAATGTTTCTTTAGGCAAACGATTAGCAACAAAACGTTCTAATTTTTTTATTTTACGTTTATATACTTTGTCGTTTATTTTAAGAGCCATTTATTCCTTTAGTCTTATCCCATATAGCATTTAGTTCTGTTTGACTAATTGTATCGGATATACTTTCTCCTTTTTCTTTTTTATACTCACGCAATTTAATCATATTTGCGTTATTGTAAATCATTAAATCCTGCGTAGTTGCTTTCTCTAATACTTCACTTGGTAACATACCATATTTTTCAGCCATGTCGCTTATAACTAACACCAATTGGCTTTCTCTCTGATCGAGAAGCGGTGTCTCTGTTACTTTCCCAGCGTTTCTGTTACTTTCATGACAGCCGCGGTCATTACGTCCATTGGTAAAACATTACCATCTGCCATTACTGGCATACCATTTTCATCTAATATAAGATCTTTAATAACTTCATACATTTGCCCAGGATCCTCTGTTTTGACACTGGCTAATTTTGTATATGTTTCTATAGGTAATCTATCCATCACAAAGAATGACAGTGAATCACCGTATGCTTCTACGATGTCTGTGTCTTCTATTATAATTTCTTTAAGTTGGGGTTTGGCTGCTAATTCTGTTAATTTCATATCTTTATTCCTTTATATCTCTATCTGTTAAATTATGGATTGCACTTAAACAAAATGCTATCCTGTTTGATGCTTTTTCAACATCTGCTCTTGCACATCTTAATTCATTCTGTGCTTTCGCTATCTCCATCTCCATCGACTTCAGTATCTCCTGAATCGTGTGATCGTTCCATATCTTCATGTTTTTCCTTTACATCCTTATTTATTGTTTTTTTGCTTTTTTTAGCATCTGGTAATTCAATACTGTGTTGCTTTGCATATTCGTCCATATCGTGTTTAACACCATTAATACTAATACTTCTATCAGCATTACCAGTCCATACACCATCAACAAATAATCGCATAAATTTGTGTTCCATATTCTGTTCCTATAAAAGGACAACTCTCCCTTGCGAGAGAGTTATCAATTTGTTTAACTTACGTTACTCAATTACGATTCCACATTTTTGCTCAATTCGCCATTAACGATGAGCTCACAAGGTGAAAGCCATACCGCACCATCAATTGATGCTGTAGGGGCCAATCCACCTATAAAACCTTTTCCGCTAATGTTAATATCGCCAGTTGTACCTGTACCAGTTACTGCAACACTAAAGAATACTTCAGTCTTGTTAACACTAGTATCGAACATACCATTAAGTGCAACACTATTTGTTGTGTTTCCACTTTCACCGAACATAACAGTCTCATCGACTAATACGTTTAATGAAATACTGTTTTCATTAACAGTTGTGAATGCACTTGAACTAGTAGAGTCTAGAGTACTATACCTTACTGTTCCTGGTGTTGCGTTAACTGTGATATCTTGTACGAAAGGAACTACTAAACCACCTGCCGCTCCGGGGACCGCCAGTGGTGCTGTATTTCCTAATGTGAGGATTGCTTGTGTACCGTTTGTTACGTTTATTACTGCCATTGTATTTCTCCTATACAGTTATAAAGTTATACTCGAAAGTATATGTTATTACATCATCTGTAATTTCAGTCTCGTAATCACTGTTACTGTCTGTAACTGATGTGATTGCGTTCCTGGCAATTAGCAAATTTGCAACAACGGTGTTAATATCGCTTAATTGATTTTTAGCATCTGTTGACAAATAGGCGTTTATAGTTGTTGTAGTCTGATTTACATTGCCCTGATCCAGGGTTCTGTATAACTGTTCAACTAATAACTCTTCCTCATCTACATACACGGTGTTCATGTTCTTTTCAAAAAGTGGAGTACCACCCGATTCGAATGGTAACTCCTCACTTAAAACAAAGGTGCTATGACCAGATAAATTTGTAGTAATCTGCGTTATTAAATCGCTTCTTTTACTCATTATCTAACCTGCACTATTTGATTTCTTGAACGTGAACGTCTTGTTTGCACATAAGTTGTTTTCTTTTCGTCTGCCTGAATAGTACCATCTGCGTTGAAATCATACCAATCTGCAATTGCTAATAATTCTGTAAACAGATCATTAAATTTTACATCATAGTATCTAATTTTTGCAACTTCTGGTGACTCTTCATTTCCGAATTCGGCAAATAAAGGCATAAGGTATTCCTTAAAACAGTAGTACACACACATTGTTGTGAACTGAGGTCTACGATTTAATGTGTTACTTGGATCTATAAGATTTGGGTTTACATTAGGTATATCGTCTACATCATAACTGTTTCCCTGACTGAGATTATAACCTCTCCACCAAGTACTAGCCTTTATTTTTAACAGTATACGGTCTGTGCTCTTTTGTAACATATCTTCAACAAAATCTTGTATGGTTAAAAAACCGGATTCTGCTGGTATTTTAAGATTATTACTCTCAAAAATACGTTGATCTGTCTGAACTACATCTGTATATTCTGCAAAAGAAATTACGTTTCCACTTCCATCTGTTAAAAATGCCATATCAATTACTCCTCAAATTAAGCCGCGTCTGGTAAATTGTTGGACCTAAATAGTCTAACTCCGCTAACTAAGTCAACAAGAGCGTTTCTCAATGCGTTGTTACCTACGTCACTTAGTGAACCGATTGTAGATCCGCCAACTCCCGCTAAGGTTTTGTTTATTGAGAATTCAAACGCTGGGTCAATAATACCTGCGTATGCACCGTCAATACCTGTAGGAGCATTACTGCTTCTTAAGTTAGCAACACCTTTAGCAATTGCTTCAATGTTTGCTGTTGCTGTACCGATTGTAGTATGGGCTGTTATAATTTGACCAAAACCACCTCTAAGTACTGCACTACCGTCTCTTAGTGTACCACGCATCTCTGTAGAATCCTTGTTAGGATTGTACCATGAAGCAACACTAGGTGCTCTTTTACTTGCATAAGCAAGTGCTTCTGGAGACATGATTAAGTTAGTTGTAAAGTCAGCATTTGATCCACCTTCACCTGTATCGGTGTGAGTAGTAAATCCTGCTTTCGCTACTGCTAGAATACTAGTGTCAGTTGCGCCGGCTAGTCCACCGGATAATCTTGTTAGAACTGCGTTTCTAACTACGTCAAAACCACCATCTTCTAGTGATTCTGCTGTTACGTCTGTTGCAATACCTTTCTTAACAAAAGAAATGTTTGCCGCTGTAGGACTAAGGTTTGATTGTGAACTTGCTGTTCCAATAATACTAGCACCTTCAGCCACTGTGACAGCGTCTGAATATGTGTTAGTTAAAGGAAATCTAACTTGATCTCCACTTTGTCCTGCAACATTCATTTGGTTGACAATTAACTGCGGGTTAGGTAGCAATACTGCATCCATGTAATCCTTTATATTCGCATATAGTTCGTTATACTATATACCGGCATTATGCCTGCTGTATGTTTCCATACAGAGTAGACCATATCATAATCCATTTCTGGATCTGTGGCGCTTCGAAACACTTGTTTCTACTCCCCGTAACGGGATGGTCGTTGCACCTTGCTATTACTAGCCTTGGCTCAGGATTGCCTACAACTTTACTTGTTTAGGTGTTCCCTGAGTTCACCACATTTTCATTTAACTGTTACCAGTTAAAGCCCCCTTACTAAATTTTGGTTGAGGGTACTAAGTCTGCTACTATATCTGCATATAACTGTTCAACTGTTGTTGATGTTGTTCCCATAATATTCTCCTTAATATATATTATGTAGTTATATTAACCCTTCATTTTTTTAAGCATGTCTTTTACCATTTTATCTGATACCTGACTTTTGCTTAATGAAGGCTGATATTGGCGTAATTTCATATACGCCGCTCTGTATTCAACATCGCTAGTCAACTTGTTATCATTAACTGGTGCCTTTGGATCGGCATTTGTTTTAGATTCACCTGTTGTTTCGCCATATTGTACGTCAACACCTTTCTTTCCTAATGAAAGACCTAGTTCTTTTGCTTTAATTTCAACTGCCTTAGAGTAATCTGGTGTTTCGCCATCTGTTGTTAAGAAATCGTTTCCGTTTCTAATAGCAAATGTGTCACCTTCTACTGCTAACATGTTGTCTGCCTTCATCAATTTGATAACACTATCTCTTTGTGTTGGCGTCCAAGCACCTGGCATTGCATTTTGCAATTGTCCCATATGGTCTTTTAATAACAAATCCGTTCTGAGTTCATTTACTTGTGCTTTAAGTTCTTCTACTGTTGCTTCACGCTTCTTCACTGCATCACGCAGGGATTCCACATTAAGACTTTGTCCTTCTTGAGAACTAGTCTCTTGCAATGTAGTCACAACTTGCTTCACTTGTTCAATACTATCAACATTTAAGTCGTTAAGAATATTCTTTTCAACTTCATGTTTAGCATTTGCGGCTATTCTGTTAGTGTCGTCGCGAGTATATACTCTAACGCCATCAACAAATGTTTTGCCGTCTCTCAACTCAACTTGTGGTGTTGTATTATCAGATTTAGTATCTGCTGTTACTGTTTGACCAGTCTCAACTGATGTAGCGGTATCTGTTCCCGGTTCAACTTGTGTTTCGGGTTGAACTGCCGTATCTGTGGATGCATTATCCATATTTTTCTCCTTTTATCGTAGAAGTAAACGTAATGTCGTTTACGGGGTTACCCCCTACCTTAATGCCTTTTTACAGGCTATTGTTACTGTAAGTTGATTCAATTAGTTGGTTTAATCTTTTCATCAACTTCTCTTTTAATTGTTCTTTTAATTTAGGTGTTTCTTCCTGATCAACACCTGTGATCATCTCTAATCTGAGTTCATATTCTTCATGAGTAGCAAATGGCATATAAGTTACTAGTCCATCTTCTCTGGTATGACTATGTGTGCCTGTACCGCCTAACTTGTTTGCTTCAGCCTCTGCTTCTGCTTCTGTTTCATAGTCTCTAACTGTGAATTCTTCTGCGTCTCCCACAAATACATTCTCATAACGCTCATATGCATCTAACAGCATATTCATCTCTCTAATTTCGTTTTCTACACCTTTCTGACTATACAGTCTGTTATAACTTATGGCTAAATCTTCTGGGATAGGCATATCTTGCCAATCGAACCATATTTTCCATAAATTATATTCAGCATTTTCCAATGCTGTTGCTTTTTTGCGAATAAATGCTTCTAATTTGCTATCATAATGTTCTATTTGTACACCACTGCGTGATGCTTTAATAAGTTCTTCACTTCTGATCATTGCAACTTGATTCATTTTCTCAATCTTTTGATCTATTAGACTTTGTAATCTATCCAGACTACCTAAATCTGGTCCAACAAATTCAAAAGTATAATTAGGACTGCCTGAGACCCCGGCTTCTGTGATTATCACACTACCAGGTTCTGCGGATACAGTACCGCCGTTTTTAGCGAGTGTTGTTTCATCTATCACGTTTACTGGATGAATGGAGTAAGATACGGCTTGGTATACTTCTCCCATATCGCTATATACAGACCTCTGTATCTGTGCTATATCAAAGATCGGCGTGTGGCCTATGCCTCTGTAGATGGGCGTACTCTGATATACAGGTCTTACTGGAATGTAACCTAATTCATTAGGTTGTATTATTCTGTAAAAACCTTTGTCATCTTCTTGTGTGCCTGGTATAAATTCTGCATCTTCTGGTATATCTATTTCTGCATCTTCGTGTACAGGCATAAAGATTGTTTCTATTGTGTCTTTTGTGAAATATTGAAATATTTCAACATCTGAATCTTGTGCTATTCTGATTGCAATTCTGTTTAATTCTAAATCGCCTGATGCTGTATAACTGTAACTCCAGTTAGTAACATCTGTGGGCTTATGCATTCTCCATTTAGGATATTGTGCTCCTGCAGGTTTTACGCAACTAATCCATACAACACCACATAATGTGGTATATGTATCCACCATACTCATAAATTCATTTAGACTATTTTCATCGCCATCAGCATTGTTTAAGAATGCATTTACTTCTTCTGTATCTGGTAGTGTTCTTTGTGGTGGGACTCTAAATAATATTGCGTTAAATTCGCTTGTATAAAGTCTTGTGTACGGAAATACAGGAACGTTCTGTAATTTTTCATAATAAAAATTACTGGCATACTGAGTACCGTCATTAGCGGATTCTGAACTATTACTTCTGACTACCTCTGTGGAATACACATTTGTTGTAGCACCTGTTTCGTCTACGTCATATGTGTTTATTACTTCAGCAGGTGTAGTAGCATCTGAACTATAATATTTTAGATATTGGCCATCTCTGTATTCTATACCACCATAAAAGGATCGTAGTGCTAATTGCCAGTCATTATAATATTTACTGTAAAGTTCGTGTGAGTTAGTTATAAAGTTGTAATAGTCAAAGGTTTTTGCCAAAACATTCTCCATATATTGTTATCAGTCTGGTACTTCTATTTATCCTTTTTTGATGATTTATTTGTGTTTATGGCAGGCATAAAAAACCCCCTCCCAGTTAAGGGTCGGGGGCAACATTCTTAAGTCTATAAACCTGATGCCAAGCAATTAACACCGGATTCAATTATATTTATAGGGCGGCTTGACAGTATGGCATGATTTTGGAGTCAGGCACTTGATGTGCAACTGCCAAGCCTAACTGTTAGATGGATATAGTATCTCCATCTGTGTATTCTTTAACATCACTGTCT